TACCTACGGCCTCAACGCCAGTAACGGCGACATCCGCAGCGGCATTAACCGTTACAGTTCCCACCGACCCTGTGGCTTCTAACCCCGTGACCGGAGCGTTTGCATCCGCTGTAACTGTAGAAGTACCTACGTTACCTGTAGCCGCAACACCCGTTACGCTAATGTCCGCTTCTGCTATAACAGAAACGGATCCTACCGCGCCAACGGCCTCTTCCTCTTGAACGATGACGTGAGTGGAGTTGCCCTTAACTGTGACCGAGCCAACAGATCCCGTAGCTTCTAGCCCCGTGACCGGAGCGTTTGCATTGGCGACAACAGAAACGGATCCGACGGATCCTGTGGCCTGTACCCCATCAACTGAAATCTTCAGGATAGGTGTGCCAAACGATCCGTCGCTCCATGTGGACCTACCCCACCCTTGATATAGAGTTGACGAGGCCACGGGCTGTCTCCTCTAGGCTATACGGATGATAGCGTCAGACGCATTTACTGTCGGGAAAACAATAGTAAAGTCCCCTGCTGTTGATGTCTTATCTGAGCCAAAATCCAATACGATCACACTAGGATCACCCGCGGCACTGTCGTTGTATATCAACGCACCACGCGCCGTGATCGTCGCGGTACTAAACGTCAAGTTTGCAAAGCTAGTTAACGCTGTAGTACCAGAATCTGATGGATCAACACGCGTAAGCGTTCCACCCCCCGCTGAATACCCAGTGCCGGAAATTTCATTCGTCGCTGTGTACGCGGTAGTCGCGGCAGTAAACGACGCATTGTTGTCGTATAGTGCCAGCTTGAACGTGCTACCACCTGAGTTTTTAAAGTTATGCACGGCCTCAAGAAGCTCTTTCTTAAAGCTCGTACACATGAAGTTACCTGAAAAGGCCATGTCACAATCTCCTTATAAGTTTAACATGTTTGTTTTGACTGATACTTATCATGTTTTTTCTCGCAAAATAAGACCAGTACGATAAGCGTCAGTAACTTCTTGTGATTCTCCGAAGTTTTTGACGCGAGAAAGGGCTTCAGTGAACCGCTGAGTGTAGTTTTGAACCAAATCAGCTTCACCCTTCATAAATGTATATGCTTCGATTAAAGAGCCATACAGCATTGAAACAGAAGCATTTGTGCTTAACCATGTTGTTCCATCTTCAGCACCAGCCGTTAGGCTTGCTGGGCGATAGAAATAGTGAAGCTCCACTTCATAGGCCGCATCTGGAGTTGGGCCTAGTATGAAATTATCAATATCAAACTGCGCATAGTATCTAGGAGCGCCAGACGTAGAATTGTTCGGGTTAAATGACTGAACAAAGTTTACGTCTTTGAATAAAACAAACTCCTTGTTGCCCCCACTTGTAAAAGAAAGGCTGTAGGGAGCTAAATAATCGCTGGGAAGAGCAAGATATTGGTTGTTTGCCGCCATATTCCCAGATTGATTTTTCCTAAATACCTCTAACTGAGCTATTTTGAGTATGCGCTCTTCAGTGTTTTTAATGAAAATATCAAGACTGTTCACAAAAGTTGTTTCTGTGTTTTCAGTGTAATCCTGAATCGCGGTCTTTAATTGTGCGTATGTAAAGCTCATGATATATTCACCGTAACGCTACCGACAGAACCAGTAGCAACTAAATTATTTGGGGTTAACCCCCCATCGTATGCCATTCCTACCGGATTCCAGCCCCATTGTATATTGTCTTGTTGCGGAATGTTCTGTTCAGGCCGTGGATTGCGCAACGCCTGTGGATCAGGAGTGGCGCGAAGAGGCTCTAATTGCGGTTGCTTCGCCTCCCACTCATCCTTGCCTACAAGAAGGCCATTCCATTCTTTACGCATGTCTCTGAGCCGATAGCGAAAGCCAGATCGGTCAGATATTCCATATGCCCACTTTCCTGTGGCATACTTAGACATAACGATAATTCCTCAAGTCTGGGGCAACGCGGAAAGACGCACGATCACGATCTTCATCCATTGCGCGGTTTATTTCTTCCTCATAAATGCCTTTAAGCATTTGCAAGCGATCAGGAGCACGTTTAATGCTCATGTAATAGGCCAAACCAGCCGCTAAAGCAGGGTAAAAACGGAAGGGAACTTGCACTGTATTTGTGTAAGTATCAGCATCATCTAGGCGTATTAGGGCGTTATAATACACCACATCAGTGCTATTATCAGGCAAAGGCCACATTTTTAAGACAGGATTTATCAATCTATCGACAAAATACTGCGTTGGACGACCTGTTGTGGATTTTGTTGGGATATTTAGGTATTCATCCCTACTTATGCGGTCTAACGCGTAATCTGTGCCATCTCGACGTACAACAAGGGATAATATGTCAATTGTGGACGTTCCGAGGTCGTAAGTGCCATCTCCCTGAGTAACTGTCAGGTTCTTTTCAGCTATAGTCCATTGATTTAGGCCACGGTTAGCCCAGTCAGCAAACATTAGGTTCATAGACCTTTTTGCTGTTTTTAAATCATATCCAGTGCGAACTTCCAAGCCGCAACGCTCAAAAGCCTCTTCAACGTAGTCGGCTACGTCTAATTCAAAGTCTGTTGAGCCTGATACTGTCATTTCTTCTTCCTTTTAAGAGCCTTTACCCTCCGAGGTTTACCCGCAGGTTGCCCAATACGCTTCTTTTGTGCCACTCTACTACGCTTTTCGCTCGCTGTCATCTCCGAAGCTGTCTTCGGGGTCTTTGAGCTTACGCGCTTGCTTGGGCGACAGTAAGGTGTTCCACGTTTTTCACCCTTTTTACGCCCACAGGCTTTGCCTGTACGAACGTCTTTCCAGTCTTCTTTAAACCAACGCTTTAAAGCCGCGCCTTTTTTTGTTTTTCTAACCGCCATCAGCTTTTCTTCGTCACTTTGCGGCGACCAGACATCACCTTTCCGCAACCATTTGCGACCACTTCACCACCTTTTATCATTCGACGCACTGGACGCTTACGGAAGTCATTAGAAGGCATGATAGCGCCGCCCATTGCTTTCTTAACAGGCTTTTTCTTGCTGTTTCCCCAGTTTTTAGCACCTACTTTTCGGCATTTAGCTATTGCGCCGCTTGCGTATGCGCTTGGAAAAACCTTGTACCTTGCCTTTACCTTTCGATAACACGCGTCCTTTGGCATTTTTCTTCCTCTTCATTGGCGGCTTGGTCACTTGCTGCGCCATCTGTGAGCGGCCTATAGCCATATTAACACTTCCAACGCTTACGCGCCTGCCTCAAGCGGCTGTTTGGGTCTTTCGCCGCCTTTGGAAACTTCTTCATTTGTCCAGCCGAACGTGCGCAATATGACTTACGCCGCTTGGCATCTTTACTGCCCTTTTTAACTTTGCCTGTCACAGCAGTCTTTAGCTTAGAGCCGGGATTTGCTTTTTTATACGCGGCAACGCCCTTTTTGGTCATGCCAGCACCTGATTTGGTCTTACGGTAATTACCGCCCTTACCAGTGGTTTTGCGTATTGGATTTTCTTTTTTACGAGGCATTAATCACCTATCAAACTTTTAGGTGGGGAATAAAATAACCCCCCACCATAGTTTAAGACAAAAATACTGTCAGTTCGTTGCTTGATCCCGTGAAAGCACTAACATACGCACCGCTTGTAGCGAGAATACCATCATCAGGAATGTTTAAATGGTGCATTCCTGTTGGAAAAGTTTGCGTAATTAGTGTATCGCCCGAACCGCTACCATCTTTAATCGTAAAAGCACCCGCTGCGGCTGCATAAATTACAATTTGACGAATGCGAGAACGAGCAGGACCGACAACAGCCGCAGATGTACCCTGCGCCCAATTATATGCCTTTACTGGACCTGCCATATTATTCTCCTATTACGCTAAATTGTTGTTTTGAGCGTATAGAATAGTAAAACGAACCAAACCCGCATTTGTTGCTGCTGAAGCAGTTACAGTCAAACGAATGTCTGCTGTTCCTGTGTCTTGCCATGCCAACGCAGCGCCAGCTTCTGTGGTCGGATACTTACGACCTGCTGTTGTTCCGCTTGCGAATGTGTTTAAAATAGTAGCTGCACCACCTACGGTATCACCAACACTCAAGTTGGTTGTAGCATTCGCCGCAGTAATTACATCAATTACACAGTCAATAATCTGAGAATTCGCAGGAATAACAACGTCAGTAACGGATGCCGCTAATGCGCCGCCAGATAAATCTGCTGAAAAAGTCTGCGTCATAACAACTTGACCAACGTTTGCAATATCAGAGCCAAGCGTTGTGCCAGTAGTATCTTTAATTGTGCCAGCCTTTATTGGGCCAGAGAAAGTAGTAATACCCATGTCTATCTCCTGTCTGGGTTAAGTCAGCCGCCCAATGCGGCTGTCAGGGATAAATTAACAATACACCAAGTTTTTTAAAAAAGAAAGGGGCCACCGAAGTGACCCCTCAAGTTAGGAGGAGGTATGAACTACCTCCCTAACTGTAACACACTTTATGCACCCGGAGAACCGAATACAGCGCGTGGGTCAGAATAGCCGAAGCTATAACGCTCACGAGCTTTAAAGCGCATGTTGCCTGTGTCAAAATCAGCTTCCATGTTTGTACGCATTGGTGAGCGTTCAAAGTGTTTGAAGCCATTTGGAGCATCAGTTTTGATGAAAAACGCATCTGGGTCTGTCAAGAAGTGGTTAACAGTGTAACCCTCTGGAAGCATACCCATGTTACGAATTGCGTTAATATCATTATCGGCTGTGCCAACACGCAATGTTGATTCCAACAAACGATCTGCAACGAATTGCAGTTGTGGTGGAATGATCATTTTTGTGCCGCGCAGAGCAATAATCATGTTACGCTCATCTACGAAGGTTGAAATATCAATCAACGCATTTTCCAACGAAGTTTCGTTGAGATCAGCCGCTGTTGATGGTTCGTTGCGGAAAGTTCCGCCACCTGCAAGTGGGTGTGCTGTTGAACAAAGCTCAACACCGTCACCACCAGAGAAGTTAGCATTAAACGCATTGTTTAATACTGACGCCGCTTTAACCTGCTTAGTGTGAGCCATAGAACGCGCAAGCGCCTTCGTATAGCGAGCACCAAGACGGTCATACAGGTTATCTTCAATAGCCTCTTCCGTCAACGCGAATGCAAGCGCAACTGTTTCGTGTGAATAACGAGCAGTATATGCTTCATTTGCATTGTCGAATTCGACGCCAGACCCTTCGGATTTTGTGGGAGCATTCCCAAATCCGACGAGCATGACTTCCTCTTCAAACGCACGGTCTGAAGATTCTGTGTCAAAGATTTCAGCATGTTCGCCTTCGTAGCGATCATACTCCATACCGAACAGAGCGTTTAAACCCGGTTCTAGCTCTTTGACGAGTTGTGAACGTGAAATAGCCATAACTCAGTCTCCTTATGCTAGACCCGCAGTGCCAGCACTGAACAGGTGGTTGTTGATTTTTACGATCACATTCGTGTTCGCGGTGGATACATCGCTATTCTCAGGATCTTGAGAAATGTCGATTGCTTTGAGTGGCAAGCCAGCGGTTGCAGCACCAGTTGTGACATCAATCTCAGTACGAGAATTTCCACTTACTGTGCTACCTGCTGTTGCATCCACAATGTCGAAGTTGCCAAACAAGTCAGCTACAGGGAATGCAGCGTCTGCTTGGATTTCGAAAGTTGCGGCTGGATCATCAATGACATTTGCAAAGATTTCAGTTCCAGTTGCGTTAGCAGGCCAATAGTTTGAGAAAACTATATTGCCATTTGGATCTACATATGAGCAGCCATTAAATACACCCAAAATCAGATCTGTGTTACCAGCAGGCACACGAGTGATTGTTCCGTCTGTAGCAACCGTTACTAGGTCGCCTTGGAAAATACCTGTGTTATAGCCTGAAGCAATACGATACCGATTTTGCCGCTGAGAGCTAGTGCTCGTGCGGACAGGGCGAAGGCCGAAAGGGGCGTCTTGATTCGCCATTTTACTTATCCTTCAGTTTTACTCCGAGAACCAAAGCTCACGGATGATTTGCGTTGCGCTGCCAGTTTAGGCATCGCTGGGTTATTTTCGCGCATCCAGTCACGGTCAACGGCTTCCATTTGGTTATTGGTAACGCCTTGATAGTGATGATTCCTCTGGTCTGCCATTTCGTTGGGGATACGCGCCAATACTAAACCG